ATCCACAATCAGATGTTACAGATCTAACTACTGACTTAGCACTAAAAGCACCAATTGCTTCTCCAACTTTTACTGGCACTGTAACTGGAACTCCAGCTGACGGTACGACAACATCAGCAGCAACTGGACTTGGCTATATGGGTATTCCGCAAAGCTCCGCTGCTGGAACTACTGGCTCATACACAATCACAGCAGCTGATGCTGGTGAACATATTTATGCTTCTGCTACTAGAACCGTTACAATTCCCGCTAATGGAACTGTAGCATTGCCAATTGGAACAACAATTGCTTTTATTGCTGGTACTGGTGCAACCTTGACTATTGCAATAAATACAGACACTTTACTCATAGCTGGTTCAGGAGCTGGCGGAGCTGGAACATCTAGGACCCTAGCTCCTCACGGTATAGCAACAGCTATAAAAGTAACATCAACTCTTTGGTACATTTCGGGTAATGGAATAAGTTAATGTCTGGTGTTTTGAGCGCTTTGCTGAGCACTGGGATTAAATTTAATGCTGAATATTTAGTCATTGCAGGTGGTGGTGGTGGTGGTACTGCTGTTGGAGCCTATACCAACACTGGAACTGGTGGTGGTGGTGCTGGTGGTTATCTAACAGCTTCTGGTTATGCCATTGAGGGAAGCAAGTCCTATATCGTAACAGTTGGTGCCGCTGGCCCCGCAGCTCCAGGTGGTGATTCAATATTTGATTCCATTACTGCTATTGGTGGTGGAGCAGGTGGAGTCCCCAGCTCTGCTAACGGAACATCTGGTGGATCTGGTGGTGGTGCAGGGTATCCAGCAGCTGGTGGTGCTAGTACTGGAGGTTCTGGTACAGCTGGACAAGGTACTGCTGGAGGAAATGCTAACGGTGGTGGAGCTTCTGGTGGTGGTGGTGGTGCTGGAGGAGTTGGTGGAGCTGGCGTAGGAACAACCGCTGGTGCTGGAGGTATAGGTCTTGCTAGCTCAATTACTGGAACTTCCGTTACAAGAGGAGTTGGTGGAGCAGGAAACTATTCAGCCTCTGCTGTGGGAGGCGGTGCTACTGGAGCTGAAAACACTGGAAATGGTGGCCAAGGTGGTGTAAACAATAGGGCTAGCTCTGGCTATGGTGGATCTGGCGTTGTAATACTTAGATATCCAAATACAATACCAAATATGATACTTGGTTCTGGACTAACTCTTAGCCAAGATGACGATGAAGATATTGATGGTTCTGGAAATAGAGAACCTCCAACTTTTACTACATCAGGCTTCAAGGTTTATGTTTTGATATCTGGCACAGGAAATGTCAGCTTTTAGTAGATAGGAAAACAAATGGCACATTACGCATTTTTAGATGAAAACAATGTAGTAACCGAGGTTATTACTGGCATTCATGAGACTGAACTCATTGAAGGTTTAGATACTGAAACTTGGTACGGAAACTTCAGGGGTCAGGTTTGCAAGCGCACTTCTTACAACAACAACATTAGAAAACACTATGCAGGTATTGGTTATACATATGATGAAGAGCGAGATGCTTTTATAGCGCCTAAGCTTTTTGAGTCTTGGTTACTTAACGAAGAAACTTGTATTTGGGAACCTCCAACGGCTTATCCTGATGACGGAAAAAATTATGATTGGGACGAAGAAACTATTTCTTGGGTAGAAGTCCTTTAGTTTTTCTTATATATGGTAAAATAAGGTAGGAGAAGAATGTCTATTAATACTACCCTTTCTAACTTGTATGTTGAAAAAGTTAGTTCTGAGCACCCACTAGCTTTGTGGATGCTTAATGAACAAGTTGACTATGTTTCTCAGATTACTGATGCTCAAAGAAATTTTTATGATTCAGACAATTGGGACATTGTTGATGGCACTGTTGTTGATGCCTCTGCAATTTCTGGGGCACCAAGCGTTCCAATTATAGACTCATCAATTTCTAAAATTGCTGGCAGCATACCAGCAACTTCAACCCAAGACATTATTCTTACAAGTAGTTTTAGCATACCAGAGGCCAACTTAGTTCAAGAGTTATCTAATATTGGCTTAGGGTTTTATCTTTACATTGATACTGCCCTGGCAAATTCTGTATCTTTTGGATATTCCTATATTAATAGTTCTTCAGTAGCAGAAGAAAGCCTTAGTACCGTATTGCTAACAAATAGTGATAGGCTTAAGTGGAAGTTTTTTTCTAATACACTTGAACTACCAGCAGTTGGTGCAACAGATATAAAAATTATTGTTAAAATTAATATAGATACTGGCGGTGGCTCAGAAGATTATAACTTTTATATTAGTGGCTTATCCTTGGGACAATGGTCAGAAGATTTTAATAAGTATTCTTATGGCGTAAACCCAACAAGCATTCCATCAGACATAAACTTGCCTACAGCAGCAAACTTTAAAGCATTGCCAGCATATCCATATGGAACCTCTGATAACAGTGGATATTATCTTTCTCAGGGCTATAGCCTATCTTGCAAAAACTTTGGTATACCTATGGTATATGGATCTTATAATATTACAAAACTATATCCAAATGTTTATAATCAAATTACATACCCATCTTTAATTTTTCCAGGTAGTGGATTTTTAAACGAACGTGGAAGATATAATGAGTATACTGTTGAAATGTGGATAAAGATAAATGCTTCTGCTACTACACCAAGAAAAATATTTGGACCAATCGCAAGTACTGACGGATTATATGCAGATCATGCACACTTAAGCTTTAAGCTTGGAAGTCAGGTTAAGTCTCATTTTGTTGGTGAATGGTTTAGACCAATGCTAGTACATATCAGACTTTTAAAAAATTCTTTAATTGTAGTTCTTAATGGAGAAGAAGTTATTAGTTTAACTTTTGAACAGGACACAATTTCACTAGCGTCAGAATTTGTAGACGGAAAAGGCCAGGACTGGCTAGGATTTTATTCTTATGAAGATGTTGACCCAGTAGATTTAGATACATTTTCAATATACTCATATGCTATGCCAACACAAGTTGCTAAGCGTCATTGGGTTTGGGGTCAAGCAGTTATAGCACCAGAACAAACTAATTCAGCTATCAACTCTATCACTGCATTTAATGATTATGCTTTTGCTAATTATACAGCTAACTATAACTACCCTGACTTTGCAAACTGGAAGCAGGCATTCTTTAGTAACGTAGAGGCTGGATCAAAGATTCTTAGTTTGCCAGATTATCAATTGCCTGAATTTTCAATAGGAACAAATACAGTAAACGACCTATATGAAGCTATCTCAGAAATAACAGCAACAGGTGGAGACACTGACGATGCTGCAGGAATAAAGTATCTAACATTAAAACCAAACGCAAACTCTGAATGGAGTTCAGAATCACACTTTCTTTATTTTGATAAGCTTGGACTATTAAATGAACCAGTTGAAACAGTTTATGGTATTTTTAAAACTAGCGGTACAGAGGCCAATTCCCCACTTTTTAAAGTTACAAATAAACTTAACAATGACTTTTTCCTGGTGTCTATAAATGGAACTACTGTAACATACTCAGTTACTATCTCTGGCACAACAACAACAATAGCAACAAAAACCATAGAGGTTGGAAAAAAGTTTGCAGCAGGATTTAATGTTCAAAATCTTATATCTTCTCAAACTGTAGACTTTGGCAGATTTTTTGCAGATACCTCAAGCCTTGATATCTTTTTAGCTGGAGATGGCTCAAAAAAGTTTTCTGGAAGAGTCTACAAGTTTGGCTTTAATGCAGCATACAACAATCGAAAAATATCATCCTTGTATGATCAATTTGGAATTTTAAGTTCAACAATTCCAAACTCTAATACGTTATTTTCTCATACAGCCAACTACACCTTAACAACCATTAATGAATATGGACTGCTGTTTCCAGATATTGCGGTAGCTGGATACTGGGAAGACTATATACCTCTATCATATTTTAGCAAGGGTATCATAGACTATGATGGAAACCAAAACTATGAATTAGATTTTATTCAATTAAACCTAGACTTTCCAGAACCACCAGCAAAGCAATCAACCCAGACAACTTCTGCTTGGACATATCAAGACTTAAAGGATGAATATTGGGTACCAGAATTATTAACGTATGGAGATTTAGAAAACTCATATTATACTGGTTGGGAAAACTATGAAGACATGTCTGGTAATACAATTATTACAAATTTTTACAATACAGATGAAGATATAGTCAAAAGCTATGTTTCATTTCAAAAAATTAGTGATGGAGCAAATAAGAATCTTATAGAGTTTACCAACTACTACAAACCCCTGATTTCTGGAATCCTTGATCCAGATAACATTAATTCTTTAGATTGGAAAGATACAGCGTATCAAGTTACCAATGGAACAATAATTTATCCACCAAAAGAAAAATACTCTGGATCTAAAATAAACTTTAGCGACTACGCAATTGTTTGTCATTTAGAGTTTATATCAAATGGGATTCTTCATAGTCCAGTTAGACTTAGGGATCTTCAGCTTGCATCACAAGTGCTTGAAAGAACAACGTTTACTTCTGTAGGGTCTAAGCTTGGTGTCCCAGTTTACTATTATTCAAGGTCTGGACTATATTTTGATTTAAAGGGTAAAAATCCAATAACAACTTATAAAAAAAGCACCCCACATCTATATCTTAATAGACAAAGTGGTTGGAGTGTTAAAGGAGATTTTAGTCCAACAACAGATCGTGGTTTATCAATAGTAGTAAATGAATCTAGATCACAAGGATTAGAGGTAGCTCTTGTTCAGATGTGGGTTAGATTTTATCAAAATACATTTCCAACTGGAGCTATCATGATTTTTTCTATTAGTCATAAAGATGGCATAATTGACTTTTTTCTTGAAGCTGACTCAACTCAAAAAAGAGGTTTTGTTTTTGGGGTAAACAGAGAGTCACTAGAAATAATTGACACGTTAGAATATTCTATAAATGGAAATTCAGTAAATACCCCATTTTTAATTAATGAAGAATGGACAGCCCTAAGCATTAAGTTCCCAGACCTTCTTAGTTTTGACGAGGTGTCTGGAACAATTAATCTTAACGGACCACTTATGTACAACAATATATCTTATAAATTAGCTACAAACATTGAAAAATCCGAATCTATAGAAACAAGAACCTGGTTAACAGTTGAAGATCTAGATGATAATGGTACAGATAATACCTGGGGATATATAGCAGCTACTTGGAAATTACCAGAAATAGCTAGTTGGCAAGATGTCCAAATTATTTCTCAAAGCCAAGAGCTCAACATTGATCTAGAAGCTATTTATGGAGATTACGTAGGATCTAATAGGATTGTTGTTGATGACAACACTGGATTATTGGTTAATCCAGAAAAAATTACAGCTTATAAAGAAATTTCTTGGGAAAGCACTATCAAAACACCAGCTTAATATGGTATACTGTTGGTTATGGAAAACGATATTTTATCACAAGTTAGTAATGTCCGTAGAAAAGTAATTGAGACTGACGTTGAGTGGGGTCTTTATGTCTATAAAAAAGCAGATGGCAAGTACTTTACAGATGGAAACGGAAACGTTTTAAACATCCCCTCAATGAAGGGCGATCTTTCAAAAATGTCAGAGTTGTTTAATGCAGCTAAATACCATGGCGATTCAGGCGATGGGGAAGCAAAGTTTGTTCCTGGACTAACCAGGGTATCTGACGAGACACATTCGGAACAAGTAGATCGTATGAAACAAGGATATATCCCATCTATGACTGACTACGGAGCCTGGGCAGATGCTCAAAAGACTGTTGACGTTTATGGACAAGAAGCATTGGAAGTAGATTAATGGAACAGAACGAATATTATATTGGGGCATCTCTTAATACTGAAGAGGAAGCCGTTAATCAATTTAAAGAGCAAGACCCATTTAACAAAAACTGGGAATCTTTAAAGTCTTATGACGGACTAGAGAAAAACTTTAAGCGTAGAACAGAAAGACTTATAAAGGTTCAGTATGACTACGCTACTCCAAACAATGCAGACCCAGCTTCAGATTCATATCTTACAGCTGCTTCATCAAGACCAGCTGGTATAGATGGTTCTGAAAGCAAGCAGATTAATCCTGGGTCTGTCTATAGAAATGGTTATGGACTGTTTGACGTAATTACCCCACCATATAACATGTATGAGCTAGCAAACTACTACGACTCCTCATTTGCAAACCACGCAGCTATTGATGCAAAGGTTGCTAATATTGTTGGTCTTGGATATTCCTTCCACGTTACAGACCGTACAACACTAAGGCTTGAGTCAAGAGAAGAAGACAGCACTGCAGTTGAAAAAGCTCGCAAAAGAATTGAAAGAATGAAGATTGAGCTAGCTGACTGGCTAGAGTCTATGAACGACGATGACTCATTTACTACTACAATGAAGAAGGTTTTGATTGACTACGAGTCAACTGGAAATGGCTACCTTGAAATTGGAAGAACTGCTTTAGGACAGATTGGATATGTTGGTCACGTTCCAGCAACTACTATTCGTGTTCGCAGACTTCGTGATGGATACCTTCAGATTATTGGAAACAAGGTTGTTTACTTTAGAAACTTTGGGGCAAACAATCCAAACCCTGTAACAGGAGACCCAAGACCAAACGAACTTATTCACTACAAGTCCTACTCTCCTCTTAATACCTTCTATGGCATTCCTGATATTCTTTCTGCTGTAAGCTCTCTTGTTGGAGATTCACTTGCTGCACAATACAACATTGACTACTTCCAGAACAAGGCAGTGCCACGTTACATTATTACTCTTAAGGGTGCAAAGCTTTCTGCTGATGCAGAAGACAAGATGTTCCGCTTCTTACAGACTGGACTAAAGTCTCAGTCACACAGAACTCTTTACATCCCACTTCCTGGAGACTCTGATGGAAATAAGGTTGATTTTAAAATGGAGCCAATTGAAAACGGTATTCAAGATGGATCATTCAAAGAGTATCGTAAGCAGAACAGAGATGACATTCTAATTGCTCACCAAGTACCAATCTCAAAACTTGGTGGCTCAGGAACTGGAATAGCAGCAGCTCTTTCTCAAGACCGTACATTCAAGGAGCAGGTTGCCAGACCAGCACAAGAACACCTTGAAAAGATGGTTAATAAGATTGTTAAGGAAAAGACAGACATCCTTGAGCTTAGGTTTAATGAGCTAACTCTGACAGATGAAATTGCACAATCTCAAATTCTGGAACGTTATGTTCGTAATAAGATTATGGTTCCTAACGAAGCTCGTGAGCTACTTGACTTGCCCCAGCGTAAAGATGGAGATGTCCCAATGGAATTAAATCCTAGACAGGCAGCAGATGCCGTTGCTAACACAAGGCAAAATAGGCAAAGAGATTCTGAAAGAACAAATAACTCCTCTGACAGTCCAGCGACACTTTCTGGACGTAATGCACAGGGTGAAGGAAGATCAAGCGAATAGTGTGATATACTGTAAAAAGTTATAAAACCGATAAAATGTTTGCTATAATTAAAGGGATATGAATATTAATAAGGCACAATGGGTGACTGACGGCGACAATGTTCGTCTGTCAATGCCTATTGGTAAAGTGGATAAAGAGCGCAGAGTCGTTTCTGGTTTTGCTACCCTTGACAACGTAGACAGGCAGGGTGATGTCGTAGACACATCTGCTAGCCTTACAGCATTCAAAAATTTCCGTGGTAATCTTCGTGAAATGCACCAGCCCTCAGCAGTAGGAAAGGTAGTATCTTTTAAAGAAGATCGTTACTTTGACCCAAGCACAAAGAAATTCTATTCTGGTGTTTATGTTTCTGCTTATGTTTCTAAGGGTGCACAAGATGCCTGGGAAAAGGTTCTTGATGGAACTTACTCAGGTTTTTCTATTGGGGGTAACATCAAGAAGTATGACGACAAAGTAGACAGCGGTAGTGATACTCCAATTCGTATAATTAAAGAATACGAACTACACGAACTATCTCTAGTAGACAATCCAGCAAACCAGTTTGCAAATATTTTTTCTATTGAAAAGGTAAATGGACAAACAACAATTGATGGATATCTTTCTAAAACAGAGATTGAAAATGTTTTCTGGGATTCAGAGAATGACATAGTTTTCCTATCAGAAGGAGACTCAGCGGAGAGTCCAAAATCTGGTAAGGCAATGCAGAATATTGGATTTGTTGAAAAGACAGATTCAGACAATTCTGAAATGATAAAGTTCTTGGTTGATAGTGCTAAAGGCATTAATACAATTGAGATTAACAAGGAGGTAAGTCCTATGGATGAAACAACAAACGAGGCAGTAGAGGTTGCAGCAGAGGCTGTAGCTGAAGAGGCTGTTGTTGAAGAAACACAGGTCGCTCCAGAGGCTGATGCCCCAGTAGAAGCAACAGAAGGTTCCGTAGAGAAGGCTGTAAAGTCTGACGATATGGATGAAGACGACAAAGAAGACGAGGACGAAATGTCTAAGTCTAAGGACAAGAAGTCTTACGATGAGGATGAGGACGAAATGTCCAAGGCCAAGTCAGCTATGCCTGATGATGAAGACAAAACTGAGGTAGCTAAGTCAAACGATGTTGTTGAGGTTGCAGTAGCAGACCTAACAGCTACCGTTACAAAAGCCTTTAGCGATCTATCTGAAATTGTAAAAGCACAAGCTGATCAAATTTCAGAACTAACAAAGTCTATAGAGGCAGTTAAGAACGATGTAACTGCTAACAAGGCTGTATTTGATGAATTTGGAAAGAGAGTAGACGCTGTAGTAGCTGACACCGCTTTCCGCAAGTCTGGCGATCTTGGCGAGATCGTACAGGAACTTCCAGAAATGAAAGTTCAAAAATCCCTATGGGGAGGTCGTTTCCTCACTAATAACGACTTATTTAAATAAAAATCACTAGGAGGTGAAATATATGTCGGAAAAAGAAATTAATAAAAACTACCCAGGTACAGACGCAAGTACTGTAGCTGAAATCAACGGCGACGGTGCATTTGCATCAGGAGCTGTAGGTGGTGCAACAACAACTAACGTAGATGGTAACCTATCTCCAGCAGCTAGCCTTGGAAACATTGCTACGCCTCTCTGGGGCTCAACAGGCGGTGCCAATGCAGTTAATCCAACAGGAACTCCTGGTGGTATTCTAGCTCCAGAGCAAGCTCGTCGCTTCATTGACTATGTTTGGGACGGTACAGTCCTTGCAAAGGATGGACGTAGAGTAACAATGAGAGCTAACACCATTGAACTTGAAAAAGTTAACGTTGGAGAGCGTGTCATCCGTGCAGCAGCACAGGCTGACCCAACCTTTACAAACGCAGGTGCTACCTTTACTAAGGTTGAACTTACTACCAAGAAGATTCGTCTAGATTGGGAAGTATCAACTGAAGGACTAGAAGACAATATTGAAGGTGGTGCTCTTGAGGATCACCTAGTTCGTCTAATGACAAACGCTTTTGCGAATGACATTGAGGATCTAGCAATTAACGGTACTGGAGCTGGCAACAACGCATTCCTTAACATTATGGAAGGCTTTGTTAACAAGGCAACCACAACAGGAGATGCACACGAAGCAGTTGTAACAGTAGTAGATAACGCATGGACTACAGACGTAATGCAGGATATCATTCTTGCAATGCCACGTAAGTATCGTGCACTTAAGAATAACCTTAAGTTCTACGCAGGTACAGACGCATTCCAGGGCATCGTAAAGAACAACGGTACTCTTGCAGACGCAATTGCTGAGGCATTTGTTAACAAGGGTCCAGGTACTGAGTCTAACCGTCAGGCATACCTTGACGGAGGGGCACAGACCTTTGGAGGAGCACGTACAACTCGTGTTCTAGGTATCGAAGTTCAGGAAGTTCCTTACTACCCTGCAGGATATGTTGACCTAACATTCCCACAGAACCGTGTATGGGGATTCCAGAGAGACATCACTGTAAACCGTCAGTACGTTCCAAAGAAAGACACAATTGAGTACACAGTATTTGTACGCTTTGGTCTTCAGTGGGAAGAGCTAGACGCTGTTGCTTATGGAGACGCAAACTCTTCAGACAGCTAGTATCAACTGATTAAAACATTAGGGGGCAGATGAAAGTCTGCCCTCTTTTGTTATATTCTGATATAATTAAAATTGGAGAAAATTATGGCTGAACTTATTTTTAATAGTGAAAACACTACAGATAAGGTTGCTGTATACTCTTCTAAGAATTTATTTAAATATGGTCTTGGAGAGTTAAAAATTGGATACAATATTGTAACCAAAGAAGCTTCAGATTTTTGGACAACTCGTGATGCAGTTCGTATAGCTACCCCAGAAGAAGTGTCCAATGCTTACCCCAGGAGTAAATAATGATCGTACTTAGACAGGCACCATATACTAATTTTATTAGCTATGCCTTAACCGCATCAACAGAATACAAGCTTAGAATTGAAGACTCTGATTATGATGTAGTTTTTGAAGACTTTATAACATCTACAAATACTGGAGCCTTAACAGTTGGCTGGTCAGGTGTTTATGGAGAAGATGACATTCCTTATGATTTTACAAAATATGACGACACCTATCATTTAGAAATTACAGACGATACTGATGTTGTTGTACAAGATAATCTAACAGTAGAAAGACCCTACGTTGATCCAAATACGCTTGGAGAAACGGCAACAGAGATTGCAGTAGCAAAAGAAAATGAAAGACTTGCAAGGGCAATAATTGATTCAATTACTGGTGGTTTTTATTTTAGAACCAAGTGGATTGAAACAGTTGGACAAAGCACAGACTATATGCCACTTTGGGATCAAGTCTATAAAATCTTAAAGGTTTATGAAAATGCAGAATTAGTCTATGATTCATCTTTAGAGTTTCCAGCATTGGGACCCTGGAACTATATAACTACTAGAGATAAGACAGCCATTACAAAAGATCCAACCTATACAATTACTGATTTTAATCGCTCAGAGTCCAACCCAGTAGGTTTAAATATTGCATCATCAGATTCTATAAGCATGTTTGATACATCTGATAGTGGAAATACTATAGCTCTAAAATCTGGGGTATTGTTTCCTCAAGGAACAGACTACCTATTCTTCTTAGAAACAGGATATAGAGTCATTCCTTATGATATTCAAGACGCTACTAAAATGTTGATTAATGATATTTCTTGTGGAAAACTAGAATACTTTAAAAGATATGTAACAGACTATTCAACAGATCAGTTTAAAATTAAAATTGATATCTCTTCTCTTGCAGGAACAGGAAATATTTTGGTAGATAAAATTCTAGATAGGTACGTGACTAACGTAAAGAAGCCAGGAATTCTATAATGGGATGCTGCGATAATACCACAGACTTTGTTTATCCAATGCTTGCAGATGTTTATTATCCAATAATTACGCAAGGTCCATTTGGAGAAATTAAAAAAGAATGGGTTTTTGATCGCACAATTTCTTGCAATGCAACCCCTATAGGAGGAGCAGGCACTGAACAAATTAAGCCAGATATGTTCTTACAATATGAAGACAAGCTAATCGTAAGAAGCAGGGCAGACCTAAGAATAACATCTAAGCTATCTCAAGAAGCAACAACCAATATAATAATAACTAACATTAGATTTTCTACTGGCCAACTTATTTATAAAGAAACCGCTGGTCCCAGAGCAAACAGAGGTACTATCTATGAGATTGGTACTCTAGAACCGTTTACTGGTCCATTCAACAGTATTGAATACTACAAGATGCTTTGGAGAAGAACTGAATCACAAGCAGTAGGCGACTAATGAAGGTTAATCTTAATGCTACAGCTATGGAAAAAAGTCTGCAAAATATTGTAGATTATTCTTTTGGTTTTCTTGAGGGGGCTCAAAATGGTAAAAGGGTAATGCTAGATAATCTTGGTCAAAGCACCATAGAGGCTTTAGGACAATACATAGACGCAATGGCCAGGGGAGATCAGTATGCCATGCATCACGTATATGAATGGTATCAGACTGGTTCACCAGCAGCCAGACTTTTTGATTTAAATTATACTGTAAGCAATGCTGGACTTTCACTTAAGTCATCATTCAGACAGTCAAGTAGTATATCTGATGACAGCAATGAGCCATTTTACGATAAGGCAAGAATTATGGAAAATGGAATTCCAGTAACTATAACTCCCAAAAGAAAAGCTTTAGTTTTTGAAGAAGGTGGAGAAACCATTTTTGTTTCTAAACCAATCACAGTTAATAATCCTGGTGGAACAGCTGTAGAAGGAGCTTATGAAAGAGTTTTTGACACATTTTTTAAATCATACTTTACTCAGGCATTCTTAAAGTCATCTGGACTATTTGACTATATTTCAAAACCAGTATTGTATAAAAAGAATGTCCTTGCAGGCTCTATGGGTGGACGTTCAGTTGGCAAAAAAGTAGGGTATACTTGGATTGCAAACGCAAAAGTAGGAGTTGAGAAATGACAACATATAAAGCATCAGATTTACCATTTCCACCACACTGGATTAATGAGTATCTATATAAAAAGCTTTCTATGTATGAGGGAATCAACATGTCTGAGGGTTCAAGCATAAGCGGGGTAGTTCCAATATTTGCAGTTACCCCAACAAACACAGAAGAAATTTATAAAAACTTATCACAATCAGTTCAAGTAGAACAGCCACTATTAATTCAATACGACAGACTAATTAGGTTTAGACAAAACTCATTTTACCCTAGAAAAAGAGAACAGCTTTTATATTACTTATACAGTACAGATCTAGCAACCGTAAATTACGCAAACATCCTTATTTCTCAACTTTTAGACAGAGAAGACGCAGCAGCTCAAGACTTAAATTCTTTTATTAAAGATGAATCTGACCTTAATTTTCCACACAACGTATTTTTTCACAGCTTAAGAGTTTACCAAGCAGACGAAACCAGGGATGTTATTGAGCTGGCATCCGCTAGAACGGTATTTATTAATAAGCTTATTATTGAGTATGACTATCACGCAAACTGGGGAACTGTCAACGACACCCAAAATCAATTTAAATAAAAAGACTGATATAATTAGTCTTGAGGAAACAACCGCCAATTACAACTAAATACCATTTTTCCTATTAGAAAGAGGTGAAAATTATGGCATATACTCGTGGTGACTCAACCAACATTATTGTAGGTGCAGCTTCGTTCTTCGTTGCTGACACAGTACTGGATATCAGTACTAGACCAACTTTTGTTGACAATGAGTCTTATCGTGAAACACTATCTGATGACCCAGGTTTTACAAACATTGGTTACACAATGAATGGACTTGAGATTCAGTTTCAGCCAGACTTCGGAGAAGTTCAGGTTGACCAGCTACTAGACGTAGCTAAGCTATACAAGCAGGGAATGCAGGTTAATCTTAACACAGCATTTGCTGAGGCTACACTAGAGAATCTTCTTATTGCTCTTGCATATGGAGATAACAAGCTAACTGGAACACTTGGATCCCTTGCAACTGGACGATCATTAGATTTGTCCGCAGGAGAGCTTGGTGAGTGCCCAGTAGAGCGTGGTATCATTGCAGTAGGTCCAGGTACAGGTGACTGTGAAATTGGTTCTGCTCTTGAGCGTGTTTACGTTGCATACCGTGCATTGTCAATTGAGAATGTTACAGTATCAGCTAAGCGTGATGAGGCTTCCATGTTTGAAGTATCTTTCCGTCTTCTACCAGATGACTCAGAAGGATCTTATGGAAAAATCATTGACCGCACAGTCAACGCAACATCATAATCTATAAAAGCTAAAAGACGGACCCACTCTTTAATAGGAGTGGGTTTTGTCGTTTTATGGTAAACTTATATTATGCCAACAGAAGTATATAAAACAGGATATGTAAAAACAATTGATGGATTAGAGATTGAAATAATACCAATTAAAATAAAATATCTAAGACAATTAATGGCTGCATTTGACAGCGTTCAGCAATCTCAAAATGAAGAAGAAACTATTGAGGTGTTAGCAGAATGCTGTAGGATAGCTATGAAACAATACTATCCAGAGTTTTCTAAAGATGTTTTTCAGATTGAAGATAATTTTGATTTAGACTCAATATATGACATATTAAAATATTCAGCAGGTATTGACATTAAGAAAAACTCAGATGAAGCAGTTGTTGATCAGGCTAAGAAAGAAGATAACGAATCTAGCTGGAATAGCCTAGACCTAGCTAAGCTTGAGTCAGAGGTATTTTTGCTGGGTATTTGGAAAAACTTTGACGAACTAGAATCATCTATATCTATAGAAGAACTAATGCAAATACTATCTATTACAAGAGATCTAGATTATGAAGAAAAGAAGTTTTCTGCAGCACTTCAGGGTATAGACCTAGATAGTCAAAGCGGTAAGGGTGATCAAAAGGTCAAGGGTCAAAAAGAATGGGAAGACATGAAGGCTAGGGTGTTTAGTGGTGGAGCAACTTCAGACTCAGACGATGTTCTTTCTTTACAAGGACAGAACGCAAAAAAGGCTGGTTTTGGTATTGGGATGGGCCTAGGGTATGAAGATCTTAGAGACCCAAAGGTCTTGAAAAAAAGCTAGCTTGTGATATAATAAGTATAACCTAACTATGGGTAGAACAAGGAGAAAATAAACATGGCAACAACAACTTATGAAGCAGAAACACTAACACTTATTGATGGAACAACCATTCAGGTTCGTCCATTGAAAATTTCACTACTAAAGCCTTTTATGAAAAAGTTTGAGGGAGTAACAGCAGTAGCAGAAGACAACGAGAAATCAATGAATCTTCTTCTAGAATGCGTAGCAATTGCAATGAAGCAGTATAGCCCAGAGCTAGCTACTGATCCTGCAAAGCTAGAGGAACTGCTAGATTTACCAACAGTCTACAAGATTGTTGAAGCTGCATCAGGTGCCAACCTGACTGGGGCAAACATTATTGCATAAATAGAAAAGGTGAATATTAATGGCTGATGTTAATGCCAATATTGGCGTAAGCATTGATACATCTGATGCTTTAAATCAGCTTAAGAGTCTGCAACGACAGATCTCTCAATTTCACCAATCAGTAGCAAAATCATCTTCAGCTGCAGCCATAGCCCAACGTGATCTGCAGAAGAACTTTATTAATGGCGTAAATGCTATTAAAGGTTTTTCTGCAGAATTACGTACGGTTAGAACTAGTGCAGAAACATTTACAAACTCCCTTGAGAAAAATAAATTCTCTATCCAGCAATACTTTAGGTATGCTGCAAGTCAAACAAAAACATTTGGTAAAAACTTTACCTCAGAGTTTGCAACAATTGAAAAAACCGCAATAGAGCGTGTAAAGACTCTGCAGACTCAATATGTAAAAATGGGTCGTGATGCTCAAGGTGCAATGCAAGCTATTGCTATTAGACCTACTGTCCTTAATATGAAGGACCTGGGAACTCAAACAGCAATCGCTGCTCAAAAACAAGTAATCTTTAATCAATTAATTAAGCAAGGATCAACTAACCTACTAAACTTTGGTAAGAATACTCAGTGGGCTGGTCGTCAGCTTATGGTTGGTTTTACTCTACCTCTTGCCAGTCTTGGTATTACTGCTGGACGTGTCTTTATGGACATGGAAAAAGCAGCACTCAAGTTTAAAAAAGTTTATGGAGATTTGTTTACTGCTCCTGGAGAAACTAATAAAGCTCTAGATTCCATTATGGAACTTGGCCTTGCATATACTAAATATGGTGTTGCAGTTTCAGACTCTCTAGAGGTAGCGTCTGAGGCAGCAGCCGCTGGTTTTCAAGGGGTAGCTTTACAAAATCAGACCACAGCAGCTCTAAAGCTATCTGTACTTGGACAAATAGAATTGCAGCAGGCATTGGAAACAACCATTGCTTTGCAAAATGCTTTTAATATTTCATCTCAAAATCTAGCTGGAGAAATTGACTTTCTTAACGCAGTAGAAAACCAAACAGTAGTATCGCTTGACGACATTACTGAAGCTGTGCCAAGGGTAGCACCAGTTATTCAATCTCTTGGTGGAGATGTTAGAGACCTAGCCTTTTTCCTAGCAGCTATGAAAGAAGGTGGCATTAATGCCGCTCAAGGAGCTAACGCACTTAAGTCTGGTTTAGCGTCATTAATTAATCCATCAGAGTCAGCCACTCAATTTATTGGCCAACTAGGCATTGATCTTAGAGGAATTGTTGCTAGAAATAAAGGTGATATTAGTGGAACAATAGTTGAGTTTGCAAAATCCTTAGATACCCTAGATCCACAAAGAAGAGCTCAGGCAATTGAACAACTTTTTGGAAAGTTCCAGTTTGCAAGAATGTCAGCACTTTTTGACAACGTTGTTAAAGATGGTAGTCAGGCAGCACGAGTTCTTGATTTAGCTGGAGCCTCAGCAAGTGATCTAGCAGACATGGCAAATAAAGAGCTTGGGGTTTCTGCAGCCTCTGCAATGAATAAATTTAAGGCATCTGTTGAACAGCTAAAGGTGGCTCTTGCACCAGTAGGAGAAATGTTCTTAAAGATAGCAACACCATTTATTGATTTTGCAACTACAGTTCTAAAAGCATTTAATAGTCTTCCAGATGGACTGAAACAAATAATTGGAACTGTGGTTACTGTTGTTGGAGGCTTAGGCCCAGTTCTCTTAATGACTTTTGGTCTAATTAATAATGGTATTGCTAATATGATTAAGTTCTTTGCTACCGTTCGTCTTGGCTATTTAAAGATGACTGGTCAGGCAAAGGGTATTGGTGACGAAACTCAATACATGACTCAAGAGCAGCTAGAGGCTGCAGCTGCAGCTGCTTCGCTTGACCAGGCCCACGCAGGACTGACGCAAAGGTTTACAGCAGAAAAGACTGCAGTAGACCAGTTACGTATCGCCTACGAGGCAGCAGCGGCCGCAGGGGCTAGGTTTGCAATGCTTAACCCAGGCATGATGAAGCCAGGATCTGTTGCTGCTCCAGTAAAAATGGCAAAGGGTGGGGTGGTAACTGTTGGTGGTCGTGGAAACAAAGACACAGAGCCAGCACTTCTAACTCCTGGTGAGGCAGTTATCCCTGCAGAGATGGTTAAAAAGTATGCCCCTCTAATTGAAGGCATGATTGCAGGAAATATTCCAGGGTACGCCAAGGGCGTCATGCTTGGAATGCCAAGGTCAGCAAAGTCTGTATCTAAAAATAGAGATGCTTCCCAAGAAATATATGAAATGTTCTTAAAGAGTAGTTATGCAAATACAGCTCCTACAGAATATGGTCATCAAATTTCTCCAACATCTGGACACAGTTTCCCAATCTTTGGTCTTGGCGGGGTATACCAAAAAGGTAATAAGCAAGTATTCGTAAAGCCAGTGTTAGACGAAAAAGCAGCACTTGCTGAAATGCGATCAACTGAAATTTCAAGAAGGGCTCACGGTCTAGAAGCACCAGAACAAAGAATTGTTGTAATAAGAGACCCAATGGATACAACCAGAACTAGAAGGTTCTTGGCATTAGAATCCGACCTTGATCCAAAGTTTGTTAATAATCAGCCCATGGGCTTGTTTAATGAAGAGCAATACTTTAGACAATTAGTTGCATCGCTACTACGTGTTGATAAAGATTTGTCTGGCTCAAACGTTTATGGAAACGTTGTTGCAGATGCTGGACCATCTGGTGTATTTAGCAGGGCATCTGGTTTAAGAGATTACGAAAACAATCTTCCATCAATGGAAGAGCAAGCAATTGTAAATCTACTTGGCATTAAGGGTGGTGCTAAGAGAGCTTTTGCAGAATCAACATTAGGCTTGATGGCAGGACTAACTCCAGAGCAATATAAGGCTAAGATGCTTGGAGAAATTCAAAAGGTTCTTCCAAGACTTAAAGAAACAATTGCATCTTTTAAATTAACCAATCCAACAGAGGTTGGCGTTTACGACGACATGATTAGAAGGCTTGAGGCTGGTCTTGGTGTTGACTGGAGCAAGTTCCACGCTATTCACTCTGCAGTAAAACCAGCTAAGCCAAAGGCTGGAACACAGGCAGCCCCACTTGAATTGGCAAACGGAATTGTTAGCGTACCAGGACCAAAGGGTGCAGGAGACGTTACACCAGCAATGCTAACTCCTGGTGAAGCAGTTATACCTGCAGAAATGGCAAAAAAGTATGCACCCTTAATTAATGCAATGATTGCAGGAAATATTCCAGGGTATAGCCGTGGAGTAAAAATTCCAGCAGTAAGTAACCTAGAGAGTATGTTTGGACAAGATGGCTCTGCCCCAACGAATGTTTCTCACTCAAAAGGTTTTTCCCCAAGAGAATTTTTAGAAACAGCAAGAGCTGTAACTCTGGTTAGCGACGAGTTGAGAAATATGAGAATTCGAGTCGTAGAGTTAACAACAAGCGTAGACGATTCTGGAAAAAAGGTAAACACCGTAACTGAAAGATTTATGACTTTAGGAGAAGCTGTTGAAAGATATGACCCAGAAGAGCACGATGCCTTAGTAGGAGGAAAGGGTTTTGGAGCTACTGGAATTTTAGAAGGAAAAGTTAGAAATCAAAGGGCCTATACTGCTGCTGGTATTTCTGGAGGTGCAACCAATTTAGAAGAAGTTGTTGAAAATGGAAGACTGGCAGGAATAGAACTAGAAAGAATTGGAGACGATGGATCAGAGCTAGCAAATGAACTAAGACTTTTAACAGAAGAAG